TGATGGTGTTGATTTTTGGTTTAGTGTATCTGTTGAAATTCAAGACAATAATATAGACAATAATAAACCAATAACTGAACCCATAGGAATAGACTTAGGAATAAAAACACTAGCTACTTGTTCCAATAATATTATTTGTAAAAAACCAAATATTAAAAAAACAAAAAAGAAATTAAAAAGACTTCAAAAAAAAGCTAGTAGGCATTATCAAAAAATGTTAGATGAAAGCAAGAGAACGAAAACCAAGTTCAATAAATTGTATAAGTCTAAAAACTTAATTAAACTTGAAAAACAAATTAAAAAACAACATATAAAAATAAAAAATATGTTAACTACTAATATTCATATGTTTACAAAATCTTTAATAAATCTAAATCCACAAGCAATAGTTATTGAAGATTTAAATGTAAGCGGAATGATGAAAAATAGACATCTTTCTAAGGCAGTGCAAGAAGCAAAATTTTATGAAATTCGTAGACAATTAGAATATAAATGTAATTGGTATGGAATTAATTTAATAGTTGCTGATAGATGGTATGCTAGTAGTAAAATTTGTAGTTGCTGTGGCAACAAGAAACAAAAATTAAGTTTAAGTGAAAGAACTTATGTTTGTGAAAATTGTGGTTGTGTTATCGACCGTGATTTAAATGCAAGCATAAATTTAAAAAACTTAGCTGTGTAACTTAACTACACACTTAGTAGTACTCAAACCGTATTGAGGATAAAGGCTTTGGAGTGGCACATCAAATTGGAGTAGTATTTATATACAAAACAAGCCACGGTGAATTAGCAAGTATAAAGTTAATAGTAGATTTTTATAAGTTCTTATTGAATTTATAAGTTTTTATAACTTTTATATTACGGAATTGTACAGGTTTACATTCCATCTGGAGTTACAGCAAGTGTTAAAATCCAAGGCAAATTACTAAACGATAGTGTTTTAACAGATATTGCAACACTTAGAGATAAAGACTATCAAATGATGTCTACTATAACAGACGGTAATGTTTATAGAGTAAGTGTTTCTGGATATCATACAATCACTTGTAATGCAACATTTACAGGTGACACAGATAATAAAGCAACAGTTAGAGTTAGATTAATTTCTTAAGATATCAAAAATCGAAAGCTTTTGTAAGGGTGGCGTTATGATGTTGCCCTTATTCTCCATTTAGACAGAACCTCACGCACCTCTCAATGATGTGTCCCAGTGAGGGCATTATTAATAATATTAATTCCATATTGTAATATCATATATATTATAATATGGAAAAGATATTATATTCTAAGAGAAAGGATTTTTAAATTTGAAAAATATAAAAAAAATAAAAAATAAAAATTTAAAGAATAAAAAAAATATAAAAATAAAAAAAGAAATTAGACTATCTATTTCAAAAAAAATACCAGAGTTAAATGAAATTACAAAGTTTGCAATATTGGTAGATAAACCATGTAGAGATTTAGATTTTAAAAGAATACAAAACAACAACATAAAACTAGTATTTTTAGATTATGATATTTTTAGTAAATTAGATAATTGTATCAGATATAGCAGACTTAAAAAAGCAATCTACGAATATAAAGTTTCTTTTGGTTTAAAAGCATCAATATATTGGCATAAAGAAATATATGCCACTTCTTTCTTGGAAAGAAAAAGACTAATTGAATTACAAGTTCAAGAATTAGTCAATGAATATTTTGGATGTAAAGGGCTCAATACAGCTAGAAAGAAATTGATTATTTTAGATTTAAAATTAGACCCAAAAGAAAAATTAATTTTCGACCATAAAGAATTTTATACTTTGGTTAATCATCAAATTGAATTATTTGTAAATCATGGAATTACACCAATTTTAAAAATAACTAATAAAGAAAAACAAAAATTTATGAATGTTAATGTTAATTTTAATAAAATTCCAAGATGCAATTTTCTATTGGACTATGATATAATTGATACTGCAAATTTAAATAAGAGTGAATATGACTTAAGCAATATATCTACATATTCAAAAAAAATTATGCCTATAGAAGATTATGAAGATGAAAATATAGAAAATGTAGAAAATTCAATTAATATATTAAATAAAAAAACTTTAGAAATACAAGAAGTAATTTCTAAAGAATTATTTGATGAAAAATATAAAATAAAAGATTGTGAAAGTATTTATAATTTAAATTTTGAAAAGAACAATTATATTTTTATAGATAAAACAATTCCTTTAGATATTGGTAAAATAAATAAAGTAATTCGACAAAATGAAATCACAGAAAGATTAGAAAAAATAAAAGAACAATATAAATATACTCCATTTGCTAAAACTATAAAGTTTTTTAATAGAAGAACTAAATTAATTCAATATGGTTCAATAGCAAATATTGGTGGAGAAAATAGCGTTAAAGCTACAAAACATTTCCCGTTATTTTTTCTATGTACAGGATATAATTTATGAGATATGGAGATTTAGATTTAGATAAAATCTATAAAAAACAAACAAGAGTAATTAAAAAAAGTAATAGTACAAAATATAAAGCTAGTAAAGCTACTGTAGATATAATTCTTAAGGCTAGAAAACCTTTCTTTAGTAATTGTGGCTTTTATATGATAAGAAATAGTAGAACAGGCTCTGTATTTATTGAACATAGTTTTATTCCAGATGATTATTCACATAATTTAAATAAATATAGAAGAAAGAAACATTTAAATCCTGCTAGATTTAAGAAAAGCGTATTAAAAGGAACGTTACAATATTCCGTGATAGAATATTTTCCAGATGGACATAAGCCTACTAAACAGGAAATAAAAAAAAGAAGATTAGAATTAATTGAATTATATAAAAGTAGAATGCCAGGCGGTAATGGATATACTCTCAATACTTTATTAAATAGAAAGCTAAGAATATTTGGAAATTTAAAAAGTAAAAGTAAAGAGATAGAAGTTTTTAATACGTTAACTAGTGAGCTAGAATATGGTAATTTATCTGTAGAAGAATTAGATAAAAAATTCAAAGAAAAATTAGATGAAATTAATATGAAAGATAAAAGTAAAAAAAATATTAAAAATACTAAAGATGTTATATCTAATTATCTTACCAAAGAACAGAGAATCAAAAGAGCATACTTAAATAATTTTAAAACTTTAGATTGTGCATTTGATTTTTTAAAACAAACAGATATGTTAAATTATGTTTATGCATATAGAACTAATGCTTTATATGTAGATGAATTAACAAAAGAATTAAAATCTTTAGAAGATAAAAAAAATAGCCCTAGATTTAAAAATCTTCCTATGGATGAAAAAAAAGAAACTAGAAGATTAATACACGAAAAAAGAATAGCCTTAAATAAACAAAATAGAGAACAAGAAAAGAAAACCGAAAGAGAAGTTTCTATAATTAAAAATGCTTTAGTCTTTGGATATATTGAAGAAATTAGAACGCTATACCCATCTAATTATATTATATTTTGGCATACATCTGTTAGTTCAAATTTTACTGCAATGATTAAATGCGATAGACTACAATACGATAATATAAGATATAATTTAGAAAATCAAGAAGAATTAAAGAAATTTATAGTTGCTTTAAATGGTTTTAAGTCTATATTGAAAGAAATAAAAAAGCAAACTAAAGAAATATGTAAAGAAATTGAAGAACAAATTTTAGAAGATTTTTTAAGCTTTTAGAAAACAAAAACAAGTAGATTTAAATTTCTACTTGTTTTTTTACGTTTTACATTTTATTTTTTGAAATCGTGAAAATCTGGAACAAATAAATCATTAATTAGAGCATTTAACCTTAATAAATCCTCTTGATTTAATTTTTTTAATTTAGATTGTACTATATCATAAATATAAGCATGAGAATTGTAGGCAGACAAAGTTATTGCATCATAAGCAGTTTCAATTGGTTTGTGTGTAATTTCGCTAATTTTAAAATTTTTATCTTGATTATTCATCCCACAAAACCACTTCTTTCTTTTGTAAACTTTTTTTTACATCAATAATTCTTTGATTTGTACTACCACGAAATTTAAGATTAATATTTCTATTTTCAATTTCAAATTTTCCATCAATAAGAACATCAATGTGTTGTAAAAATTCTTTCTGTTTGTCGTTTAGCTCTTCGTATTTTTCGCCACAGTAACACCAAATATCTTTGTCTAATTTTCTTATTTCTTTTGCAAAAAATATTAAATCATCAAGATTTTTTTGACACATAGGACATCCACCACTAAATGTAACTCCATCACTCAATATATCGCTCTCTACATAGGCTATAAGAGACTTTATGCTCATTAGGGTGTTTATATTAAAAGAGTGTGTTTCTTTGTTCTGACAGCCTTTACAGGCATGAGAACAGCCTTGAAAGAATATAACTGTTCTCATTGAGTTTCCATCTAATAAACTCTCCTGTTTTAACCCAGAAATATTTAGAAATTTATTTACGCCCATTGTGAGCTAATCTTTCTTTTATTTCAGCTCCTTTAGATGGATTAACTCTGTCTGTTGTACCTAAGTAGCCACTAATTCTACGAACTTCTTCAATATTATTTCCACCACAATTAGGACAAGTACCATTGAACACTCCTCTTTGTCTACAATCTTTACAAGTATCTAGAGGGAAATTAATTCCAGCATAAGCAACTCCAGCTTTAAGCATATATTTTAAACATTTATCCATTCCCACTAGATTATTTTCTGTAGGACTGTCAAATTCTATATAAGTTATTCTACCTGCGTTATTAAATTCATGAAACATACCTTCTATTGTTATTTTTTTCTCAATTTTACAAGGATAATAAACAGGAACATGGAATGAATTAGAGTAAAAATCTCTATTAGTTACTCCTTCAATACTGCCAAAATCTTTTCTGTCTTTAAATACTTTGTTAATTGTGCTTTCAGCAGGTGTAGCATAACAAGACCAATTGTAACCTGTTTCTATAATTAGATTATCACAATACTCTCTAATAAACTCATTAATTTTTCTAGCTAGCGTTAATGCTTCACTAGTTTCACCATGGTGTGTGCCAATTAAAGCTTTTACACATTCGGCTAAACCTACAAAACCTATAGATATTGAGCCTTGTTTCATAGCTTCTTTTATACTATCTTCTTTTTGAAGATTAATTTTATCTGAATTATAATAGATTTGATTTCCAAATAAATAAGGAATATCATAAGCTTTTAATTTATTTAATGCTGTAAGTCTTATATCTGACACTTCTTTTACAATGTCTAATTTTTGTTTTAATATTTTAAAGAAACTATTTAAATCCTTATTAAAAATTTCTCCCTTAGAAACTAAGGCAATTCTAGGAAGATTTAATGTTGTTGGGAATAAATTTCCCCTACCCTCTGATACTTCTTCTCCATTTACATTTCCTAAAACAAACGTTCTACAATTGTGACTATATATTCCACTAACTTCAAAATGTTCTGAAGCAGTAGTTACATCATAGCTAAAATCTTCTTTTTCTACTTTAATTTTTTCTACTACTTGAGCTTCGACTGTGTTTATATCTTCAATTATTTTTTCTTTATAATTGTTTTTCTTCTTTTCGCAAACTAGTTTTTCTATTAGTTCTTGTGTAGGAGGAAAGTATACTTGATATCTTATTTTACTTTTGTCTTTTGGATTATAATGATTTTGATAAACTTTAGATGGCATATTTAATGTCTGTGCTAATGCCATTTGTTGTAGGGCTAATTCTTTGTTAGTAGAACCAATTTGAATATTAGAGCTTTTAGGATTTATATATCCATCAGCATCTATCATCCCGATTAAAAAGCTTAATCTACTTTCATAATCCCAAGAGAAAACCTCATTAGGAATATGTCTATCTAATTTTTTTACTCCTTCAAATTCTTCTCTTAAGTATTTTAGTATTTTTCCTGTTTTAATTGAGATTAACTCTTTATAAGTTCCTTTTACTCCTCTTTCTCTTAAAACTGTTTTTGTCTCAAGATTAAAGTGATTTTTGCAAGCCTGTATATAAAAAGCTTCTATATCATCTTCTGATTTTGCAGCAATGGAAGATACTAATCCATTAGCATAACAACCATCACAAAGTATGAAACCTAACAACCATGCTTTTTCTGGATTAAAAATTTGTTTTTCTTCATGGTATTGTTTTGTGTTTGTTAATATAGTGTGAGTTTCGTCTAAGTCTTTTGCTAAAACCATTCCTTTGTTTGTTTCAAAAGGATGGTCTGTTGTGCAAAATAAAGACCTTCCATTTGAAAATTTTATATTTAACCAATCTTTGCTAACATTTCTTATAATTCTTTTTGTATCTACAAAACCTTCTTTTGTATCATAAATTTCAACGTTTGTTAAATCCATGTATAAATGAGGCTGTTCAGGAATTTGTTCTTTAGGATTAAAATGTTTAGATAATCTATCCCACATTCTTTTAAAAGACTCCACATATAAATTGCCTTCAAATTTATATGTTATTATCTCATTTCCATCTGTACATCCCATAATATTAACTTCTCTAGGCTTATATTTAGCATAAACAGGGCTATCTAATAGAGTGAATGTAGGGTTCATTCTACTTCCTGCTGCTTTTAATGCTAATTGATATAGGTCATAGTTTACATCTTCTTTTTCAAAGTTAATTCCTTTTAGTAATTTAAAAGTTAAATTAGGGAAAATAAATGTACTACCTATTGCATCTCCCTTAATAAATTCTTCAAGAATATATTTTGTGACCATTCTGCCATATTTACCAGAACTTAAACCCAAAGTAATTGAACTAAATGGGATTTGATTTCCTGCTCTTGAGCGTAAAGTTTGTAAATTACAAATTAAACTTTGCATAGCTTGTTGAACTTCTTTTTCTGTAGGTTTTTCTAAATATCCTTCATCAATCATCTCTTGAAAACAAATATCTAAATTAGGCAACATAGTGCCGCCAAAGACATCATTTGAAATTCTTTGAAGAATTATACCTGCTAAGCTTGATGCAGTTGCTATACGCTTAGGATTAGCTAATGTGGTGTATTCTAAAGGATATTTTAACATATTGGTTAAAATCTTTTTAAGAGGAATTGATAAACAGTTTATTGTTTTATCAAAGTAATCCTCATCATGTAGGTGGATAAATCCATCTACCACTTCTTTAACTATTTTTTTAGGAATACCATATTTTCTATAGTACGCTTTGCTAGCTTCTGCACCTATTTGATACATTTTACTAGCGGGACTATGTCCTATATTAGCATTATCTTTATTAGTCTCTACTGATATTCTTTTGATTTTTTCCATCAACAAATCGAGAAATTCTCTATTATCTTGATGCTCTTTTCTATAAATAATATAAGCTTTAGCTGTTTCTAGAAAACCTTCAATCATTAATGTTTTTTCTACTATATTTTGTATATCTTCTACTGAGATATTTTCTACATACGATAGAGTATCATCAATTATTTTTGTGATATTTTGTGCTTGTTCTGTATCTCCCTCTTTGGAAGATTTTAAAGCCGCTAATACAGCTAAAAATATTTTATGAATGTTAAATTTAGATTTGTTGCCATCTCTTTTAGTAATTAATTTGCCCTCATTTTTTGTTTCTAACTTGATTGAATTTTTAAATTGATTATAGTTTAAATTTGAATTCATCTTCTGTCTCCTTCTTTATTCTTCTTTTTGTGGTACGATATTTTTTGTATCTTAACTTTTCTTTTTCTAACTTAAGCATTTTTAAGTCACTTAAATAAAAAGTTTTACCCATTTTAATTAATTCTTTAATTATAAATGTTTCCATTTCAACATTAGATAAAGAATAGCCATTGTTTTCAATAGCAATTGTATTGTTTTTTAATCTTTCATTTTTGCCTAAAACTTCTTTTTCAAAATGAGTGAATTGAGATTTATCACCATTCTCTCTTTTCATTATCTCATTAATTCTTTCTCCATTTTCAAGCATTTTCATAAGCCTTGTATTTTCGTCTACTTTTAAATAAATGATTGTAATATCTAAGTCTGTTTGCTCTGTCTCAAGAATGTATTTGTAAATAATCATAAATTGATTTGGCGTACAGACTATAGTATCACGATAATTAAATTCTTTCTTCTCAAGAGCATAATAATGTTTTTTACCTCTTTTAAAAATAAATAAATATTTTTCTCTCTCCATTGAGTTTTTTAATATTTTTTTCATTTTTTCTTTTGATAAATAATTATATCCTCTTGTACTTCCTGCTTCTACTAAAGACTTATTTGTGTCCATTCTTAAAGGTCTTAATTTTAATACTTTTTTGACACCTAAAGAACGTTGAATTAAGTGATTGTATAAATCTCTTTTTCCACTTGATTGTTTGCCTATTATAAAAACCAAAATATCACCCTTTCTTATAAGATGTGTACTTACTATTATATCACAAAATCTAACAAATGTCAAGAAAATTTATTAGATTTTGCGAATATTTTCTGTAGAATTTTCTTATAGTTTTTTGTATTCTTTCTCTAAATGCTGTAATAATTCACTTCTTCTAACTTTAGTATCAACTTGCTTTAAAGCTAGATTAAAAGCTTTTTCATTTACACTACAAAACAAGAATTTCTTAGCACGTGATGCAGAAGTATATAATATTTCTCTCGTTAGTAAGCTATAGCTGCTAAAATCTAATGCAAAAAATAAATATTTCCACTCCCCTCCTTGAGATTTATGTGTAGAAATTGAATATCCTAATGTTATTTTATCTTTAATATCTTCAAAATCAAACACATATAATCCTGAACCTTCATTAAATTTAAAAATACCTTCTTTATTAACTTCATCTAAATAAACTAACTCTCCAAGCCAACCATTAAATATAGCTGTTTCCATTAATAACTTACCTTTGTTTTCGTCTGCTATTGTGTTTTTTTGTTTTTCTAATTCTTTAGGATTGTCAGCAATATATTTTTCTATGAAATTTATTTTTTCTTCTTTCCAATTTATATTCATATCTTTTTCTTTTGCTAATTTAAATGTGGATAAATTTATGTTTTTTGCTGTATAATTATTAACTAAATTAATAACTATATCTCCAACTCTTAGAGTATAATTTCTAGCTTCATTTTTATACGTTATAGGAATTTCTTTTTTTATAAATTCATCTATCATACTCTGTGGATTAATAATCTCTTGAATTGCTTTATTCAAAGACAGACAAGATAGCTCTCCTTTTTCTTTTACAGGAGATAAAAATAGAAAATCTTGTTTATTTTCTATTATATTATTGTGCCACATCTCTTTAAAAGTATTTAATATATTTTCTTTTAAACTTTCTGAATTATTACTTGTAAAGAAATCACAATCATCACCAGGTTGAAAAGTAGGTAAAAAAGGCTTACCTAGTAGAATTTTATCGCAAAATTCAATTATTTTACTTTCACCATCTTGTCTCATATTTTCAGTTAAAACAATGTGCTTAATTCCCTCAAAGTTTAATAAATCATATCCTAAATTACCTGCACCAATACTCTGTAATTGGTGTATATCGCCTAGTAAGATTAGCTTACTACTAGGCTTAATATAAGATAAAAACTCACAGAATAGCTCTACAGGTGTCATTGTGAACTCATCTATAATAATAATATCTTGTTCTATTTTTTCTTTTGATTTGCCTTTTAGTTCAACTATTAATCTATTAATAGTTTTGGCTTCAATTCCACTTGCAGCTGCCATTCTAGCTACTGCTTTACCTGTGAATGAAACTAATATTGCCTTAGAATAATTTTCATCTTCTTGATTTTCTCTTTTTTGAATATTACTAGGTAAATTTTGACTTATTTTTTCTTCATTTAAAGCAGCTAATAGGTTTTTCAAAGTATGAGATTTACCTGTTCCTGCTTTACCTGTTATAATTAATATTTTTTCTTCTAAAGCATATTTTATAGCTAATTTTTGTTTTTCGTTGCAAGATAATCCTGTAATTTCCTCCATTTCTTTTAGTCTTATTTCTGCATCTTCTATTGTTTTTTCATACTCATAGTAAGAAATGTTAGCTAATCTTTCAGCAATCTTTTTTTCAATATCAACATAATAAGACAATACAATTCTTCTCATATCAGAATTTTCATTATTTCTTACTACAATTTCTCCGCCATTTTCTAATCTATACATTGTTTCTGCTATGTTATTATCTTTAGTGTAACCATTTGTTAATTTTTCATCCATGCTAAATTCTTTGAAATTAATGTCTAAGTCTAAATCTTTTTCCATAGCTTGATTTAATTCATAAGCATAAACCCAAGCATTTCCATTTTCAAGATTATCATGTAGAAAATATTGAATATAAGAACCTATTCTTAGAACAGATGTCAAATCAAAACCTAATTTTTTAGCATACATATCAGCTTTTAGAAATCCTAATCTAGGGATTTTCTTTATTAATGAATAAGGATTTCTTCTCATTGTCATGATTAACTCGCTAAAGTTTTCAACTCCTGTTAACATTGTATCAATTTGTTCATCTGAAAGTTCTAATTCAGCTAATTCAACTAACAAAATACTTTTTTCTAAATGGCTGTTATATTTACCAATTAGTGTTTCGATTGTTTTTTCTCCCAGTCCTTTAACTTTCATTAAAGATACGATATCTTTTTCAAAAATACTGTCAAAGGGGTTTTCTAAAGTTTCATACATATTTTCTACTTGATTTTCAGTTAATATTTCTCTTAGATATTTCTTTTGATTTTCAGTATTATTTAAGTCTAAAAACATTTCGCATAATTTAGTAGAGTATTGTTCTCTACTAAATTTTTCATTATATTCTAATTTACACTTGAGAAAAAATTGTTTCTTTTCTTCGTTTTCTAAAGGAAACGGATTAAAAGCTATTTCTCCTACGGTAACAATTTGATTAACTCTATCAGCTTTTATAGGTTCTGGAGAATATAAATTTCTTATAATTTTCCATGAAATTATACACCAACCTTTTTCAAATTTAGCATCTTTCTTAGGATAAATTCTAAACAAAGGTTCAACAATTAATGCGTTTTCTCCATTTTCTTTTGCTATATTAATTTTCTTTTCAAATTGATTATAGTCTTTTGTTTCGACTATTTTAAATTCATCTTTAATTTCTTCCATCTTCTACCTCACTCTATATAAATTTTTCTAAAGTTTTTTCTATTGATTTTATATTGCTTTCCAATAATAATAACATAGTTTTTATATTGAAAGCTTTATAAGAGTCAATTTTATTTATACTATCTATAATATTAGCTCTTACACCAACTCTAAAATCTTGTGCTATATTATTTTTACATTTTGTCGCTCTAAAAAATAAAAATAATAAGCTAGAATATAATTCATTTGAAATTTTCAAACTATGTTTTAAATTTGATAATAAATTATATATTAACACTTTTTCTCTCCACGCATAAATATTGTCTTTATTTTTATTTATAATTTTTAATTCCTCTATTGTTGATTTAATCCCATATATATGGTTTTGAAGATGTTTTAGTTTTTTATTTGTCATAAATGCCTCACTTTTCTGTTTCTGTTTGTATTTCGCCATTATTATTAATCTTAGAAACTTTTATAATAAAATGACTTAAGTGATTTGATTTAAAAGGCTTACAAGCTGAAAATAAGTCATTGTTTCTTCTGCCTGTAATCATCAATATTGTTCCTCTTTTAAACCAACTATCTACTTTATTATCGTTAGCATCTAAGCTTGAATTATAATGTAAAAATGTATTTTTATTATAAAATTTTACATTAACTACTGAATAATCTGTTGTTAACAAATAAATTAAATGCTTATTTTTATTTATTCCTAATACAGTTCCTGCAATTCTATATATTTCACTATCGTTGATTGTATTGAAATTTTCTATATTATAAGCTTTTAAATTTACTTTTTCTAATTCGTGAGAATTTAAATAAGTTACTAGGCTGTCAAACTCCCATCTTGAATAATCAATGTTATGTCCACATAGTTTATTAAATATTTCTTTATAAGATTTTTCTTTCATCTTTTCTTTCATTTCATCTAAGTTTGAATTTTTAATCTTATTTATTAAATCTTCAATTGTTTTGTCACAGTAGGTTTTTAAGCTACCATATTTAACTGAATATCCATCTTCTATTGAAATATAATGTTTTTCTTCCTCAAAATTATCTTTAAAGTTATTTTCAAAAAATTCTATCTCATCATCTTCAATAATTTCTAACCATTTTGTAGTGTCTCCTTTGCCTGTTTGTAATAAGACTTTATTATTTTTTAGAACATATGTAGAATATCTTTTACAAACACTATATTTATCATAAGTTTCTTTGTCTACGGTATCAAATATTTCAGAAAAGTTTTCCATAAGTTCTGGAATCTTATTTACATCAAAACTATAATTTGGAGTAAAATTAAGAATAAACTTTTTAATTAAATCTTCTCTTTTTTCACCAAATTCATCAAAGCAACCTGCTTTAATTAAATTTATTATAGCTTTCTTTTTTAATTTAATTTCTTTATTGTTAACTAGAGTCATAAACTTTTCATAAAAATCATCAAAACTTACAAAAGGTCTATTAGAGAATATAAAATCCAATAAATTTTCATCTACATTAGATATAGCATTTAAAGAATAAAGAATTTTATTTTCCTTAGTGTCTGGATAAAAACTATATTTAGCTTTATTTATCAATGGTGGTAAAATATTGCTTTTACCTAATAATCCTAAAGCTTTAGAAATTTTATCGTAGTCTACTGTTTTTGCTTGTTTTTTAATAGTTGTTTGCGTTTCTTCTTCGTCATCTTCAACTATTGCTGAAATATCAATCATATTTTCATTTAATTCTTCTTCTAATTCATCTTCATTAGCAACAGATGATGAATTAATATTTAAACAGGCTGTATTCCAAAATAACATATATTTATATGCGATATTCATTTCTTGAATACATATAACACTATATGGGACAGTATGATTTACACTAAAAGCATAACCTAATTGTGGAACAACTTGAGTCTCCCAAAAATAATTAGCCACTTCTTTTCTATTATTTAATTCTTGGGCTTTAAGAAAAACTTTTTCTTTGATTGGCTTAACTAAGTCGTCTTTTTTCTTAGCTATAGCTTTTCTTAAGGCATTTGCTTCTCCTATGGAAAATCCGCAAATTTCTTTGTCCATAGACAGCAACATAACTTGTTCTTGTTCAGCAGAAATCCCAAAACTATCTTTTAGATGTTTTTCAAATAGATTAATTTCATTAGGAGTTAATCCATATTCTTTCATCTCATCATACCATAGTTGTGGATTTTTCTTATGTTTACAATACTTTTCCATTGGTGATACTTCGCCTTGTAAACGCATTAGAGAGTTAGCTAATGCAAGCTCTCTTAGATTAGCTGGCTGTACATTTTCAATAGTATTTATTCCTGCTAAGCTATCCATTTGGAAAGCATCCATGATTTTCTTTTGATTTAATAGTTCCCAAATTTTAGGATTGTTATAGTCTAATAGTTTAGGATGAATATTACTATCATATAATTCTTTTACTGATTTTTCTTTGGGAATTAAACCTTCTTCCACTAACATATCTAAAGCATTATGTAACTTATCTAATGCTTCTATTGTTAAAAAATCCATCTTTAATCCACCCATTTCATCACTATCTGACATAGTATATGCAGTAATAGGTATTCCACTAGAACTTTTCATTAAAGAATTTTGCTTTAAAAATCCATCTTGAAATATATAAATTGCAGATGCATGAACAGAACGCTTATCTGTGAGATTGTTTATAAGAAACATTGTTTCTTTTAATCCTTCATATTGTTTAATTTTTTCAATAAATTCATCCACTTTTTTGAAACCTTTTTCCTCGTTTCCAAAAAATACATCTTCTAGCGAATAATCTCCACCTTTTATATGGGGAATTAAGCTTGTTAAGTCTTTGGAGATATTATTGTCAATTCCTAAGCCTCTACAGGCTGTAAGAATACAATTCTTTGTTTTAATTTTACCTTTAGTCATGCAATTTAAAACATTCTCATAACCAAAGTAATCTTGCAATAAAGCTAATATATCTGCTCTATAACGTTGTTCTGTGTCTATATCTATATCCAATTATACCCTTGTTTTCACAATACTTTAACACTAATTTAATAGTGGGCTTAGACTATATCTCTTTGTCTTATTTCACAACAATACAAATAAATGCACTTCGTGATAGTGCTTATCTCTATCACTACTTCCTTACGGAATAGTCGTTAAACGTTTCTATTAATATTTTAATAGACTTCGCATGGTATTACCAGCTATCTATTTCTAGACCTTAGGCTCTCTTAGTCAGCTACTTCGTCTTTTTAATTTCTACAATCTCCTTGTAAGGCTTGTGTAGAAGTCTTATTCAACTGATACCATTAGCATTAATAACTTAAGTCACTAACACACCCTTTAGCAAGGTTCACACTTAACGCCCAATAATGTTTAGGCAACTCTGGTCTTTCAAAATGTAGATGTCTCCACTCATGTAGCCCATGTTCAATGGGATTAATTTGAATTATATCTGCTAAATAACAGATATAAAATCCTGTAACACTTCCACGAGCTACACCTACAAAAGATTTTTTCCAAATAATTTCTATTAATTTGTTTGTAAGTGTATAATATTTTGATAATTTTTCATTAATCTTTTCAGAAGTTTTGTATATGTGCATCAATTCTGTGTTAATTCTAGAAAGATTAATTTCATTAAATTCTTGATTTTTTTCAATAAAACCTTTTTCAATTAAATGTAATAATCTTCTATCTTTTTCATCATTATTAAATTTTTCTATATAAGGATATTTTTCATAATACTCTTTAAAAATATGTTGGATAACAAACTTTCCACCTTTTTTATCTTCTGGAACAATGGTATCTTTGTGTAAATCTATTTGTTTACACTTGTTGTAAATTTCCATAGTATTATTAAATATTTCAAATACTTTTTCTTCTTCAATATGATTTGAAATATATCCAAATAATTCTTCTTTTTCCATCATATATGTTGAATTATAAAAATCTCCTGTTTCCCTACTTTCATTTTCTTTAGAGTTAAGAAAATTATAATGCAACAATTTATGTTCTTTTTTTAGATAGTGGCTATCTGTAGTCACTATACACTTTACACCATACACTTCACCTAATTTTACTAACATCTTATTTATTGATTTTTGTAAATAAGATTGTTGAGTATTGTCGTCCAATACAGGTTGCAATTCAAAATATAAATCATCTCCAAATAATTCTTGTATTTCTAAGATGAAATTTTCTATTTTTTGTTTCTTGTTTTCGTCTCTTAAATCAGTTAAATACTCATTTATTAGAAATGGTAATTCACCACCTAAACAAGCTGTAGATGCAATTAAATGTTCTTTATTTGCACTTACAATTCTTTTTAAGGTAGACTTAAGAGTGGGAACTCTCTCAATGTTTTGAGCCTTATACATTCCGTTCCAAGCTATTGAGGAAAGTTCTCTTAATTGTTCATGTCCTATTTCATCTTTAGCTATTAAAATAAAATGAAAATATTTATCAGTTTTATTTTTTACTCCTTCTATCGAGTTAACTAAATATATTTCATTTCCTAATAATAATTTAAAATCTTTTGCTTTATTATTTTTTTGAAGCTTTTTTAAATGTAATATTCCTTGAACATGATTTGACAGACATTCATGGTCTGTAATAGCTACAGCATTATAATTTAATGAGATAGCTGTGTTGATTAATTGTTCTACTTTAATTGTGGAGTCTAAGCCACGTAGGTTGCTATCGTCTGTATGATTGTGTATCGATGTGAATGGTAGATTTTTAAATTTTTCATTCAATATTAATCACTCCTTTCTTCTTTAACCTTATTATATCACACATAAATTCATTTGTCAATAGCTAAGGGTATTTATTTTGAAAAAAACTTTTTACTTTTTATTTTTAATTCAAAGTTGAAAAAATCTGTGGCTCTATTTTCAAACTATGTGCGTAAATGCGGAATGACAAACTCATTGTGCCTTCATATGATGTGAACACAAATAGACAAAAAAATACACCTACTATAAATAGCAAGTGTATTTAAAAATAATATAAAATAAAATTAATAGAAGGAATTATTATGAAAGGTGAGATTTCTCTCACTAATATATTATATCACAAAATATAACAAATGTCAAGTGATTTTGGTATATTTTGAAAATTTATTTTTATAAATAATTACCACTTACTTCTATCGAATTTTTTAGTTGGAGTTTCTATAGGTTTGTTTTCAGTTTTGATAACTTCTTCAATCACTTTAACATCTTCTACAGTTTCTTTCTTAGCTCTTGGTTTATCAACTCTACCCACAAACTCAACAGCCTCACAATAAAAGTCTCTAATCTTTACATTATAATAAACTTCATCCTCATATTTATCTGCGTAAAACTCACATAACAAATCCATTTTAATTATTTGTTCTGGTGTATCGCCAAACCATTCTTCTGGTCTACACATCATGTTTTCATAATCATCTTTGTTACAATATTTTTTTGTAAATTTTATCCCATTATAAATAAAAGATATATAACCTTTATAATCGCTACCTTCTTTTCCTACTCCATTTATTTCCATATTGTTTATTAGTAAGTTTTTAATAAGTATTTTAGGATTAGAAATACATCCTCCCCAAATATTGTAAGCACTTGCAATCTCAACAACATTCTTTTCTTTTAATAGAGCGGCATCAATTACAAAATCTACTTCTGATACATCTACCACTTCATCGTCTGTAATTTCTTTATTACATATATCTACAAAAGTATTTATATCTTCTAAGGAGTAAAATGTAACTCCAAAGGCATTGGGCTGTCCTTGGCATAAGCATAAGTTTAGGCTAGAGAAATATTCTATTGTGCTTTCTAATTTTCCTTTCCCTCTACTTCTACAAGAGCCTTGATAAAGGTAAGGTGAATTACTTTCTTTATTATGTTTGTTTTCATTTTGTCTTAATATAATTACAGGCTTACCAAAGTATGATACTAATTTATTTCCCAATAAACCTGTAAGAGATTTATCTTCATAAGAAATAATATCTTGATTGTCAATAAAAACAATTACTTTATTTTTTTGTAGTTTTAATTTTTCAATTTCAACTTTAATTGTTTCTTCAATCTTTTTAGCTGCATTATCTTGTCTTGTCTTTGCATTAAAGCAAATTCTTGCAGCAGTTTTTTGTAGTGAATGAATTTCTTTTGGTGGTTGTGGGTCTGATTTAGATTTTCTCCTAGGTTGATATTCTATATCTTCTTTGAAATTGCAGAAAGCTTTTAACATAGTTTCTTTTTCATCCATCTTACCATATCTGCACATAGCATTTATCATAGGTGCTATTGTAAATGCAGAGTTATGAATTGTCACACCTAGATTAAATTCATCTGATTTCTTTTCTACTAATTCTTTAAGAGCTTCATTATTGATTTGTTTACAACCCTCAATCATATAATATCTTGTCTCGAGCTCTCTAACGTCCATCATGTCTGCTATAGCACCTAAACCACCTAAGTCATAGAACTGTTTAGAGTAAAATCTTTGAGACTTCATTTTGTTTTTTAAATAAGTTTGTTCATAAGCTTCAATAAATTTTATACACATAAGACTACCACTTAAATTTTCATGTGGATATTGTTTATCCCTACAGTTAATTATAGTAGCATATGGATTATCATTATCAATTGGATGGTGGTCTATAATCAATATGCTACAACCTAATTCTGAAATTTCTTTTGAAAGCTCAACATCATTAGTTCCACCATCTGGAACAATTAGTAATTCTATTTGTTCTTTCTTAATTCTCTTTACGACTTCTTTTGTTATGCCATGTTTCTTACCATCATGTATATAGTAATCTATATTAGTATTAGGATTAATTAATTTAATGAAGTTGTACATAATACTAAAAGATGTTATACCGTCACAGTCACTATCTTGCTCCATTAATATTTTTTTATCTAAGCTATTAAATAATAATTCAATAGCCTGTTGCATATTTTTTAACTTAAAAGGGTCGTGAGTATTTGAAAACTTTGGAGATATAAAATCTTTTATATTTTCAATCTCATAATATTTTAATATAGTTTCCAAAAGGTTTAAATGTTTTTTATTTAAGTCTAACTCTTTATTAACTACATTATATTTCAATGGTTGATTGTTCATTTTTAATTCCTATTTCTTTCTAATTTATTTTTAAATATTTTCATATGCTATTCTATTTTTAAACAGTTGCTTATAAACATTTGGCGTGTTTAAATCAAAAGGATTGGATTTATATTCTATATTATTTTCTACAGTATCGTAATCTATTATTGTTAGTCTAATATCAAATTCTTTTCTTTCGATAAACTTAATTGCTTTATTATAAATTTTTAAAACTTTAGTTCTCCAATTTTCTTTTTCGTTAGCATCTCTATAATCTTTATCCCAACAAAAACATATTTCTTTAACTCCTAACTTAGCAAGAGTATTTATTTGCCAATAAGAAATATTAGAACCACAAACTCCTATAACAATAGAAAAATTTTTAAACCATTGCTTAGCTTTGATTACAGCCTTTTCACTTTCTACTATCACACATCTTTTAGAATTATTGATTGTGTGGTTGTTCAAGTTTAGTCCATAAAGATTATAACTTAAACTATGTTTATACATTGTCATATCTAAATATAGTGGAGTGTATTTACCAAAGAACTTTTCTTTATCGCCGAAGTTTCTTGTTCTTATTCCTACTAAATTATTATTAATATTAAAATGTGGAATTATAATTCCTCCATCAATAATATGAGATTTAATTTCAAATTGTTTTAATGCAAATTCTTCATATCCCTCATAGAGCCACTTACAATAGCTTAAATCGCTTGAGAAATATTGTAGTATTCTTTTATTAATAGGAGTTAACTCTATCCTTAATGTGCGTTCCTGTTCGTCTATGAAGAATTGTTTTTGCTTTTCTAATTCTAATTCTTCATCTTTCTTTTTTTGTATTTGTGTTAAGAATGTATCGTCTTCATCTGGGATTTGAAATCCCTCTGAAAATTTTATATCTAATATTTCACACAATATTTTTAAAGCATTTCTAAAATTTGTGTTTTCTATTTCCATTATTAAATCAAATATAGACATACTACCACAATTAGAATAACAGAAAAAAGATTTAGAACTTTTATAATAATATAATTTATGTGAAGATATTTTATTGTGGCAAACACTAGGAAATATTATATATTCGTTAATGTTTACCACAGGATTACAATTGTAATGTTTTAATATTTTTATTATGTTTTCTTCATTTATATTTTCTTTTATTTCTTTTTTCACATCCATAATAAAAAAACTCTTTTCTATTTTTCTTTTTTGTTTTTAATAATAGTCTTAGGCATTTTAATATATTCATATTCACTATTGGTTGCAAAACAATCATGACTACGCATTGTACCATAGTCTATGTTAAGCCACAATAGAGAACTATCATATCTACTACCTCTACCCTTTTGCATAGCTAATAAGTGTGTAGGCTCTTGAATATAATTGCTCTTGCTTAGTAATGGTTGTATTTTTTCTTTATCAGCAGGAGTAATAGGCAATAATAACCACCAATAATCAGCCTTATTGATAATTGCTTTAGCACCTTGTATTAACTGTTCTGTTCTCATTTCTCTCCAGTTGCCTGTGATTTGAGTAGATGTTATTACTGCTACATCATAGCCTATACATATTTCTTCTTTTAAAGCTGTAGATAAATTGGTTAATACCATGTCTACTCTTATTCCTATTCTTGCGGAAACCTTATCTGCATATTCTGCAATCAAGTGTGGATTTTCAGAAACGTAATCAAAATATACTTCATCGATATTATATTTTCTTTTATATTCAGATACAACAGCTTTAATCTTTTCAATTGTAAATTCTTTTACAGATGCTAACCACATCTTAGAATTTTTAATTACTTGCCCTGCGTATCTAATTCTCTGTAGTTCTTCTATTGACAACCTACCTTCTTTAATCTTAGATGTACTTACATTGGCTATGTAAGCTAATAGAATAGGTTGTACTTCCATATAGTTATCCATCTCATATTGTATATATATTCCACCATTGTAGCTATTATATAGTTCATTAGTTTCCCATTTCTTTGTAGATGGATTATACAATTCTTTTGCAGCAGAGAATGCAAAATCTTTTAAAGCGTTTCTACTCTTTCCCTTACCACTAGGAGTAGAATAAATATATAACATCTTTTTATTCTTACCATAAGTTGCTGTAGTTAAATATTCAGAGGCAAAAGGTATTCCCCATATTTCTCCTGCCAAACATTTGTCGATAGTCTCGTCAATATTATCTCCTGCTTGTATAGTTTCTATGTCTTGATGTTCTATTGTTCCAAAACATTCTTCTACCTGTGCTCTAAAAAATTCTTGTATTTGTTTTAGCGTGGCGTTCTCAAAGTTATTTTCTATCCGCTCTTTTTCTTTTACATCGATTTCGGCAGATTTGCAAAATAGCTCCAATACGTTTAATCCTAATTTATCCAATTTTCTAAGCATGGATATTTTTTTAATTTTATTATAGTAATATTTATAATTGTTTTCTTTTAATTCTACTATTTCTTTTAGTAATTCTTCTCCATTAGCTTTATTAAATAGTGCTAACTGTAATGGATATTTCTGTAGATAATTTAAAATAGTTATTTCAGTTATATTTTCTACACCATTTTGATATAGATTATTACAAACCGAAAATAAAATTTGATATTCTTTATTTAAAAAATCTTCTAAACATATTTTAGTATTTTCTAAATTAGATGGATTAGTTATCAAAGAAGATAATAAATGTTTAGTTGCTTTTATATCTACAATTTCTATTTCTTTACTCATCTAACTCACCAATACTTTCTGTAATATTTTCTATATTAATTATTTTTTTATTTATAGGTTTGTCTTTGTTTATTTTTTTATTTATAATTTGAATATCATTTTCTAAATCTATATCTAAAGTAGATAATCTCTCTCTTTCTTTTTCTATTTGCTGATAAAATTTAGATGCTTCATCATAAACATATTCTATTATGCCTACACCAAATACATCATCTTTCTTTTCATTTTGTAACATATCATAAAAATAAATAAGACTATGTAGCATACCAAAATAAGTTTTGCCTTGTTCTTTAAATTCTTTAATCTGTTTATAAACTAAAGGATGTGGAGTATCATATAATCTTTTGAAGATATAATCTATAAGGTCTTTATAGTCTTGACTGTCTTGTAGTTCTTCATTTGTTTTTTCTTTTTTAGTTTTGGCTTTTGCCATCTTATCACCTACTTGTTTTATTAATTTCACCACTAAAACACAATAGACAATCAGCAATGATTGTCTATTCTTGTGAACTACCAATTGGCTTCCTGCTCAATAGAACCATTGTCCTAAGTATCAACAGGCTAACCCCGTTATTCCTACGGTTTTGTATTCATCCACTAAGTCTTTAGCTTAGTGGATTTCTACTTCGTTTCTTTTAAAATACTATTCTTCTATAGAAATATTATTTTCTTCTGCTAAGTTAGTAAGTTTAAACAATATAATGTCTAACGCTTCTAATTGTGTTTCAGTGCATTCAGATATTTTCTTTCCTACTCCTATTATACTTTCATACATTGTAACTGCTTTAGATATTAAATCATTAGTTTCTGTAGATTTTTCTTCAAATAGTTCTAAGTGAGAATATATTTTATCTAAAGTGTTTTCAAAGTTAGCTTTTATTTTTTTTGTCTCTCTTATCTTTTCACTATCTTCATAAGATAGTGCCTTAAATCCACCATTAGCTTCTTCTTTTTCTATAGCTAAAGCAATCTCTGCATCAAGATTTTCTATCGTAAACTCAAATCCATTGTTTGCTTCTGCATATCTACATCTTGCAAAATAATCTTTTGTTTGAAATAGATAAGCTGTAGAGTTTAAAGGTCTATAGTTTTCATCTACACCACTAGATTTTAGATAAACAACTATGTCACAGTTATTTACTATAGGAGCTATTAATCTTTTTTCGCCCTTAAGAGATATAAAATCTTTCTTTTCTTCTTCATGTCCTATAAACACCACTGTAAAACCAGATAGGACTAAATCAGTAATCTTTTGTCCTATTAATTTTTCATATATCTTATATCCATTTATACCTTGTAAATCTTTGTCTTTATTATCTTTAGCTCCTAGGTCTGGAGCACCCTTAAGATAGGTATCACAAACATATATATTCAACATATTAGCCAAAGACTCTATGCCATCAACTATAATTGTCTCATAGTTTTCTCTTATTATTTTTTTAGTTCTTTCTGATGATAAAAAATCTACAGCTTGAGAGAAGTCTTTCCATTCACTTATATCTTTCTTTGGTACATTGTATACTCCACCATTCTCACAAGCTAACACATAAGGCTTAGGAAGTTTAGTAGTTTGTTTTGTTTTACCTAAGTTGTTGCCACCATATATAGTAATGCACTTGCCCTTTAATCCTTTTGCTATTTGTTCTATTTGAGGTTTTAAAAAGTCATCTAATTTTATCATATATTCTCCATTTCTATATTTAAAATTTAATTTTATTTTATTTACAATAAGAACATACCATTTTGGAAAGTATGTTCTTATTGTATTTATTACTAAGCTATTATATTACCACTTAGAAGTTTTCTTTTCTGTAGGAGTAGTAGAGGTAGGAACTTTAGTATCAAATCTACTTACCTTTGAAGTAGACTTCTTAGAGCCTTCTTCTTTTTTCTTTAGGTATTTTTCTTTTATTGTAGATAGAGCAATCTCTCTTTCGGCTTTTACTTTTGTAAGTAGTTCGTCTGAAATGTAGTTTGTATTGCTTTCTTCGTAAGGAGCACTAGCATTGTTGATGTGTCTCTCATAGTTTATGAATTGTGATTGGTCTTTAAATTCATACACATCCTCATCATCTTCTTCTGCTGTTCCCCACATACTATCGCTCACAACAGTTTTCCTATCTATTTTTACAACTCGTGTTTTGAAAATACCATTTGTAACCATAATAGTATCTCCTACTTGATATAGGAGTTGAAATCCTTCTACAAATTTTTGTTCTATTTTTAAATTCTTAACTACAATAGCTTCATTTTTTCCAAAAGATAATGTAACTATTGTAACATCTAATCTTCCACTTTCCTCATATTTGCCTTCTTTGTTTTTAATTCTCTCTGGTTGAATATCAACTATCCTGCCTTCAAGATTAAAGTGGTGTGCATATCTTTCTTCTAGACCTGCTTGAACTATAGATGTAGCGTTTACTATGGTATTTTCTACTACTTCATCATCTCTTTCGGAGTAATAATCGTTTGCTTTAAAGTTGGTATTTACTTTTATCTTTATTGCATTCTCCCACCCTACTTGAACAATAGTATTTTTTTCCATTACTTCTAATAGTTTTAGGAATGGTTCAAAGTTTTTATTCTCTTTAGAAAAAGTTTGAGTCTCTTCATCCCAAGCTTTATCTTGGATACGATATTTAAATTTCATATTATCTTCTGGCTTTTGTGAATACTGTAATACAAATTCCAAATTCACATAATGAGTTCCATCGTCGGCAACGTTTGCCTCGTTTTTTTTGAACTCTGCAATCTTACCAATTGCAACTCCTTTGTTAGTTAGGCTTAATTTTTCTTTTTTGATTTCTTCACTCATGTTTAGTCCTCGTCTTTCATAATAATAAATTTTAAATGATATTTACAAGAAATCCACGAAGTCTTTAGCTTCGTTGGATGAATTGCCAGTTATTGTTGTGGCTTATAAATTTTAAATTTTTAAAGCTCACTTGTTTATAGTTCTTATTAGGCATTGTTATATAATTATTCTCTATATCTTTTACATAGCAACCACCACTACAAAAACCACTTATCCAGCCTATTTTATCAAATACATTAACTTTGTCATTTAAATAAAATCCGTTTGAATAAGGTGTGTTTTTGTTATTTCTTTTAGCTTCTCTATTAGGTTCTTTTCTTCCTTTTCTGGCTGTAGCTTCATGCAAACTTCTTTTCTTTTTTCTGAATTGTTTTATAATAAACAATCCTACATTATCTGTGAAATTTACATCAATACCACTAATTACTAATGCATCGTTATAATGTTCTTTAGTTAACTTTAATTCTTTTCTTTTAGGAGTAGTCCAACTACCGTATACTATTTTGGAATTAGGATATTTACTAAATACTTTTTTTCTTAATGTATTCATAAATGGAGGTTCTTTATATTGAGGTGCTTTTTTCTTATCTTTCATCCACTTCCATAAAATCTCGCCATCTTGATGGTTTTTATGTGTGTGACAATCTGTACAAACTGTTATAAGATTGCTAGCCTTATTACTGCCACCTTTTGATTTAAAAACTATATGATGAGTGTTGAATATTTTATCTTTACTCTTTTTACATACTTGACAAGTATAATTGTCTCTACTTAATATAAAATATCTCATATCATAATATCCAAACATTTCACCTTGTTGATATTCTTTTCCTTGTATGTTTGGATTTATCATTTTTTGAACATCAAATTTACCTACTTCAATATTTAACTTGGGATTAGGCAATAACATAAAAAACTTATCAATCCAAAAAAATGTATTATTTATCCTACTTCTTATTGAGGGAGGCAACCAACCTTGTTTTTTAGTTGATACACGATTAAGAAATCTAGCTTTTCTATATCTAGTTTTTCTATTTCGCCTACTTCTTCTATAGATTTTTCTAGTTTCTAAATTGCTTTTAGTGTCTTGTCTTAATTCTATTGTTCCTTTTGCTATTACTTTGTTTTGTGATTGAATAGCTATTCCAATATATTTTGCTCCTAAGTCAACGCCTATGTTTGTTTCTTGTGTGTGACCACTTGAACCATACAGCAATTGAATTGTAAAAGGGGTATATCCTACTATTGTTGCTTTGTTTTCTTTTAGTAGTTTCCTAGCTTTACTTTGTTTACATGGCATTAATGGTTTTCCATGCTTATTAATAATGAATGCTAATATAAAGCATTCCTCCTTTCAGAGTTGTTTTCCTTCGCCACTGTTATCTAACCTTCACAATGTGGTTGACTGTTCCTAACCTCAGAACTGTTTACAGAGCCACAGTAGAGCCAAGAACTAGGAAATTATTCTTGGGTACTTACATGAAAGATAACGTAGTCAACTAAGACTAAGGCTAGTCAACAAGGCTTTTGCAAGCCACTAGGTCTTTAGCCTAGTGGTTTATTGACTAATAACTTGGCTATGTAGATTAATAATTTTGTAGAATATATAATACTTCTTCTTTTGGTTGATTGCCAAATGTAACTCCCATTGTTGCCAACTCATCCATTGTTATATCTTTAAAATATTGAGTCTTAACTGAATATAACATATCCAAATATACCATTGGTTCTAGGTTTTCGTTTTGTGGCTTCAAGCAAGCAATATCGTACCTTAAAGATATCGCAGAAAGTAAATTAGGATTAACTGTACCATCTTCTCTTAGATTGAAGTTCTCATTAAAGAACGGTACTAACTGATATATTTGTTCAAGAGTATATAGATTATATACTGACTTTATCATTGGATTATATTCTGGAGATACATAATCCTTTAATTCAACATCTATATTTTTTTCAGAAAGTATTTCTTCTATTGGTTTTGCTGTAGCTACTGTTGTTGTAGTTGTTTCTACTGTGGAAAAAACAAACTCTGTTTCTTCTGTTGTTGTTTTGTTTTCGGAAATTGAAATTGATTTTGAATTTTCTGTTGATGTAGTTGTAGTTGTATTGTCGTTACAACTTGATAGAGATAATGTAGCTAACAATAATAAAAATATTATTGTTGATGTTGCTATTGTTTTTTTAATTTTTTCTTTCATGATAAATCCTTCTTTCTTTTTGCTCTCAACATTTGTGACGAATTTTATTGTACCACATTCAATCACAAATGTCAAGAGAAATTTAAAATTTATTTTTTTGTTTTATACTTCGCCCATACTGATAGATATTATTTCTTCAAGACTTTCCACGCTATCAGCTACAGCAAAGAATTTGTTATTGTGTATGAAGTCCACATTTATTCCTAGTTCTTTTGCCATATCTAAAGATATAAGGTCTACATGGTTTTCAAAATTGCCTAATGATTTTTTAATTGTGTGTAAGTTATATTTATTTTTATTCTTATTAATTACAAATTTTATTTTATCTTCCTCTGAAACTGTTTCGTTATATTTGATTATTGTTTCTTGGAATGGAATGAAACTTTGTAGAATAAGATAATTTCTTTTCTTGTTTTTTGTTTTAAATTCATTTTGTTTTTTTAGATTTTGGATTTCATCTTTGATGGTTTCTTCTGCTAATAAAGACGAATTAGTTTTTTCAAGCATGTTTTTTAAAATTCCTTTTGCAAACTTAACAGCTTTTTTAAACGCATCCTCCATAGCTGTATCACTCTTGTCGTTCCAGTTAGGAGTAAATGTTCTAATGAGTGTAGATACTGTTGATGGAGCTACTCCATTGTCAGCCTTGTCTATTTCTGTAACTAAGTTTTGTAAATCCTTATCAAACATTATTAAGCCTAATTCTAAAAACTTCTTGTGCACTAAACCAAACGATGACATAGGAACTTCTTCGCCATTGATTATATTATATTTAAGCTCTTGATGATGGTCGAACTCTGAATTACCAACATCAATTACTATTGAGGTTTCTAAACCTAAATGCTCTTGAAGTATCTTAGGATTTCTAGTCCTAACCACTTCTATTTTATTTTCGTTGTTTGATTTTGCTATAAGTTTAATTAGTGCAGTAGCAAAGACTTCGTCTGCGTGGAATACGCCGTCGTGTGTTACTATTGTTTTTAGATTTTCAATTTTTAAATTTGTGTTTGTCATTTTAATTCCTACTTTCATTTAATTAATTTTAGTTTTAATAATTTTTTTAGTTTGTATTTTCTCTACTCTCTTATTGTATCGCAAACAAAATTGTTTGTCAATACTTTTTTTAAAATTATTTTTTTTATTTTTTATTTTTAAAAAACTCTTTTAACTTTTCAACTTCATCTTTCTTAAACAGATTAAAAACTTTTCTAAAATTATTATTTTCTTTAATCAACTCTCCTAATCCATCTAATAAAAAGAAATCAATTATAAAATGTTTACCGCTTGCTCTACAAACAATCTTATGATAAAAATCATTTGTAGATTTATAAAAGAAATTTAAAAAATCTTTTTCATTTTTTTCTTTGGTAATTAAATACCATTTGTTTTTTACAATTTCTCCATGTTTGTTTATAATTTCTTTTTCATATTCTTGAAAGAGAATTAAATTAGACTCATTCTCTTTTAGAATATTTTGATATGCTGGATATGTTCTGCCTTCATTATGCATTATATTCTGCCTCCTCTTTGTTCAGTAACTCTAAGATAAGATTAATCTTAGAAGTCAAATCATTATCTGTATTAGAATTATTATTTGTATTTTGATTTTCAAACTTGAAGTTTGCATCGAAAAGATTTTCAATATCTCTATACATCTTCTGGTATCTCTCTTTAGTGATACCGCTATAATGTAAAGTAGTCTTAGCAGAACTATGGTTAAGCATTTCTTGTAGACAAGACATTGTATCTTTATCATTGTCTCCTAACTTAATTGTCCAGTATGCAAATGTTTTTCTTAAGGTATGCGTACCCCAACTATCAGAAATATTAAAATGCTTTTGCATCTTTTTAATTTCCTTATAGAATACAGTTGATTCTAAAGGAGTATTAAATTCTTTTTGATTAGCAGAGAACACATAATTCTCCATGTTA